TTTAGATAATCCACAAAGATTATATCAGGTTTGAAATCTTTTTTCAAGGAAAGATCTGAGAGTAATGCCTTGAAGTGTCCGACGTGAGCAGACGCTGTTGGGTACTCTTTGATGATAAGTTTGCCTCTAGTTTTTCTAGCGATCTCTTGTACCTTAGAAGTAAAGAGAACTTCAGGCAGTTCAGCAATATCTTTGACATTTACATTCAATAGGTTTGCGTCAATTCGCTCAGCAATTTTCTCCTCTGCCATTTCACATGTAATGTAGAGAACGTTGTAGTTCTGAGTGAGGGCGGCAGCAGCCACATGGCACATGAATAGAGACTTCCCGACGCCCGTACCAGCAAGAGCGATGTTGAGAGTTTTGTTAGGGAGACCACCTTTCGTAATGAAGTTAAATTTATCAAGGTCAAACGGGATCTTTTCTTCTTTGCGGTGGTAGAAATCATAGCGGTCTTCTGCTTGTTCAATATAGTCGTGTCCTATGTGTTCGTCAAACGATACTGCCAGGGCCTCTTGTAAGATACTGGGGATCGCATCCTTTGATAGTTTTTTATCACCTCCATCTGCGATCTTGATGGACCGCATGAGAGCGAGATAGATTGCTCTGTCTTGACACCACTTTTCTGTGGCATCGAGGAGCCAGTTGAAATCAACCCACTCGTCTCCAAGGGACTTGAGGGTAGATAACGAACTCTGGAATGTGTCTTCTGTAAGATCGTTTCTAGATTGGAGGTTGATTGAGAGAACTTCTTGAGTAGGTACTTTGTCATACTTACTGGCGAAGTCAGCAACCTCTTCAAATAAGATGCGTTCATGATATTCGTTGAAATAATCTGCTTTTAGAAAGGGAACTACCTTGCGGTAATACTCCTCGTTGAAGAGAAGATTACGCAAGATAGTTTCTTCGATACGTTCAATTGCCATAGGAGAATTCTTTACGTGCTGCTTCTTCAAGTTGTGCCATTACTTCTTCGGTAAAGTACTTCTCGGGATCAGCAAGAATAACGGAAGGATAAACAGAGGATTCACCAACAACGATACGATTGCCCTTGCGAGTGAATACTCCGTGCTCCTCACCCAGTTCCAGTAGTCCGTAATAGCGATCCAATCCACGTTCATCAAAATAGAGTCTGGTTTCAACTTTACTACCTTCCTTCGTTAGACGGGATTTTTTAGCTTCACACTTGATGATATTACCAACAACTTCCGTTCCATCCTTCTCTTTCTTTTTACCAAGATAGATGATCGTGGAAGCGGCATACTTCAGTCCAGTTCCACCACCCATTTCTTTAGTTGGAACATAGGATCCAATCACATCATAAGTGTGGTTGGTTACGATCATAGGAACATTTGCCTGACCCAGTTTCAGGGTAAGCACTCGGAAGGCACCTTTGATCAGTTGCGATTTAGTCATGTCACGAACTTGCTTGTCGTTGGCAACATCTTCCATCTCTTTGCTGGTGGAAAGCATACCAAGACTATCCAGAACAAATAGCATGGGCACACGCTCATCCTTTGGTTCTTTCATATACTTGTCGAGGATACGACAAGCTTGTGTCCTGAATTCTTCAATCGTTCCCACAGGCATGATGATCATGCGTCTAGAATCAATCCCACGACTTTCAATCATGTCACGAGAAATTGCTGATTCACTTTCAAAGTAAATGACGCCACCAGTAGGATTAGCAGCAAGGAAATTACGAACGACAGAAAGAGCAAAGAAAGTCTTTCCCGTGCTTGATTCTCCTGCCAGGGCAGTAACCTTGTTGGAAGGAAGACCTCCAAACAACGAACCACTAACGAGGGCGTTAAAAATATAAGAGCCAGTATCAACGTAAGATGTAATGTCGCCAGCAGCAACCCCGTCGCTAACAAAACCAGCAAACTCATTACCGCTTTCTTTGACTATAGTATCTAGGAATCCCATTGTTTTACCTCATCTTCATACATGTTTACATACGAGTAATTGTTACTCATCAGTTTAGCAAATGCCCTGGCGGTCTCATACTCGTCAAAACATTTGATGTTATCTGGACCAATCTGCCCTACAACATGATTGGTCCAACTCACAACCCAGACATTCATTCAAAGAAACTCCCGATAGAAATTTTTTTCTCGTGTGTCCATCCAATACATTGTAGCACATTTTTGAGAGGTTCGAGGAACGACTTTTCAAATTGTGTCTGATAATCCACGTACTTCTCCAGTCCAAACTCCTGGGGAAGGTCACCAAAGAAACTAATACAGTTCTCATGAATTGGATTAGGAGTTTTCAAATACATGAACTTGATTTTCTCACCCTCTTGAATAAGAGGATGTTTGTTCTCAATATTGTACTTCTTGATGTAATGATTATAGAGTAGTGCTCCCCTTACATGAATGGGGGTTGCCTTCTGGTAGATTTCGTGGGGGTGTCTATACTTTGCCAAATTGTTGACGCCTCTGGGGAAAGCAACTTCGTTGTAGGGTCGCTTTCTGGTTTCATTGCGGACATCATTGATGAAACTGATGAGTTCATCATTTGTTTTGCCGATAATGATTTTGAAGGCTTCATATAATTTGTCTCGGAAATATGCTGGTGTAGAAGACCTAGCAGTTTCAAGTCCCATAATTTTCATCTTGGGATCGGCATATCGCACACCTTCGCTATCCCATACATTCAAAATGTAACGCTTCTTTGCTGTCCAGATGCCACGGTCGGCAATATTCTCCCGTTTCATCTGCATCTTCTGATCATAAGCATTCACATAATCTGCCAGTTCTTGATAGGACTTTTCAATAAAAGGTTCAATCTGTGACTGACATGCTTTATCCAGAAAAGAAACAATCTTTGCTTTCTCTGGCAATTTATCACCAAAGACATTTTGAACAAGAGCATCAAGACACAGATAGATGCTATCAGTATCAGAAGCAATCACATAATCAACGTCACCAGTCTTCAACACCTTATTTAGATACTGGTTCATTTTGTTCTCAATCCAACGGATAGAGAGCTGACCAGACAAAGTGATCGCTTCAGCATTTGCCAACTTGTAATAACGGAAGTGCTCGTTACCAATAGCACCATAAGCAGAGTTCAGAGAAATCTTCTTTGCCATCTGAATGTTATTGTATCTGGCAATATCCTTCATGAGTTCCACGGTAGGTGTCTTCTCATACTGCTGTTTGGCAGCAAGCATTTTCTTCTTGTAGATGACACGACCATCATACATTTTCTGCATCATCTGAGGCAGGAAACCATGAATGTCTTTACGATACTGTGCGCCGTTAGCGGCAACACAATACTCAGTATCCAGTTCAATCTCTTTATTCAGGAACCCTTCAACATTTGCGCTGGGATGGCGCCGTTCGGTGAGTGTCTCTGGCGAGATGTTGTACTGCATAATAAGATGAGGATACAGACTATTGAGATCAAAACTGACCACCCAATTGTAAAACCCAGGTATCGGTTCCTTAACATATGCCCCCGCATACTTCTCCGTTTTAGTTGCTTCTTTCTTGGGAGGAATAGCGACTTTACGTTTCAATAGCTCCACATATATGTAGTTATCCCACATCCGAACTTGACTAAACACATCTTCATAATTCACCTTGGCGTCATATGCCATAGTGAACGCAAGTTCGAGCAACTTCATCTTGTCGTCTAGTTGATCCACCAGGCGAACGTCATGAATGTTATATTCAATAAACTTCTGCCAGTCATTCTCATAGAACTCTTTGAAGGTATCAAACTCACTGTGATCCAGTTTCTTGGCACCAAGTTCTACGTTACAGATATGATCCAAACGGTAACTCTCCTGATTTGTATAAGTAAATTTCTTATACAACTCAAGATAGTCTAGCGTGGAGATGCCAAGAGTATCAATCGCAAACTGCTTGCGACCTTTGATGAAGATCTCACGCTTTGATACAAGTTTCCATGGAGAAAGAACCTTTGTAAATTTTTCCCCGAGGATACGATCAATGCGATTGTGGATGTACGGCATGTCAAACAACTGTACGTTCCAACCAGTAATCACATCTGGAAAGTTTGCTTGCCAGAATTCGAGGAATGCTCCCAACATGCTTTCTTCATGGCGGAAATGCATGTAGTCCACCATGGGATCTTTGTTATTGAATGGTCGTGCCCCGAACACAGTAATTCGACCAGTGAAGCTGTCTTTGATAGAGATGGCAAGGATCTCCTGATCGGCAGTTTCAATGTCAGGGAAACCGTTTTCGGCAGCGGTTTCAATGTCAATCGTAAATACACGGATCTTACTGCTGTCAAACTTGACTTCTTCCTCTGGGTGTTCTTCAGCAATGTATTGATAAAGAAATCTAGTATTGCCATAGATCTCAAAGTCTTCTACTTCTTTGTATTGCTTTACAAAATCTCGTGCCTCAGTAATAGAACCAAACTTATGTGGTTCCACACAATCTCCCTCAAGAGTGCGCCATTCAGAATAGTTCTTTGTAGGCAAGTACAGCGTGGGGTTGAAGGGAACCTTCACGCTGTAGCGATTGCCATTTTCATAACCACGGACTAGCAAACGGTTGCCAGCTTGTTCAACATTAGTATAAAACTTCATTCAGATTTTGGCGGATCAACTTTAAGTAGATAAGCAGCAAGAAGTTTGGTGCTTGGATTGACAAGTGTGGTGATGTCAGAAGACCTAACGATCACCTCACG